GATGATACAACTGTGACACCAGAAGTTGGGCCTAAGGGGAGTATTGATTTTTCAGATGAGGCAAGGAGGTTTGGTAACGCTCAATTATTTGCTGATGATGATTTTTGGGCAGCAGATATAGTTGCTCAATATTCTCCTTCATGGATAAGATTACAAGATGCTGATGAACAAAATTATTACATTGTTCTTCTGAATGACACAGATGGCACTGGTAGTGAAAGCACAAGTCCTTTTACTTTAGCCACCGCTAGTAGTCAACATTACATAAAATTCCATATGCAAAGTGTTACTGGTTATGCTGACGCTGTGGCCGGTGGAGCAACACTTGATAATAATCACACATACAAAGTGAATTTCATTACGTCTTTAGTCAATCTCATAAATGACACAAGTCTCACTTTAGCAGATGGTTTTGACCCTGATACTACAATGGGTGCCAAATGGACAGCCACCGCAGTGCCGGGTCACACAGGCACAAGTAGAAATTACAAAATAGAAATTGTAGCAGACAGTGTTGATGAAATAAGGGCGGCTACACCCGATGTTTTCAACATGAGTTCTGATTTTTCTGGTCATGGTCTAGGTGTTAAAAAACCAAGTAATAAGAGACCAGCAGTTAAAAATTTCAATAATCGAAATGTCAATGTTATGAGCGGCACACGTTCTGCTGGCGATAAGGTGCAAGACCTTGTAGGTATTCTAAATAACAGTGATAATATGGGCGCATTTGGTCAAATACGTAGAGCAGCCTCTGCTTTAAAATATATATTAGAATGGATTACACCCGGCACTGTTGCGGATACTAATGTAGGGGTGGCTCGGGATTACATCAAAGCCATCGAAATTCCTTTCAAATCTTATGTAAATGCTGCTTCTGGTCAAGAATCAGATGTACGTGTATTTCACATGCCAACTGGTAATACCATAAGCCCCCAAGAAAAGGGAGCCGCTGCTGCTTTGAGCCCTAGTGATAGTACAGGGGTTATATACAGAGAATGGCATGGAGGTACAGAAGGAGACGCTATTGAACATGTAGGTATAGAGGGAGCAATACAATCTTTTGATGTGAATTATGCTGGTGGAGAAACAGTGTATAATTTCACTTTGACATTTTTACCAATAGATTGGTTATTGTGATATTATGCCAGCAGTAGGTCGTACCAGTCATGCATTGCGCTTTAATGGTGTCAATGATTCATTGATAATACCTCAATCTGCTTTTTCTAGTACTGGTCCACCTAGTGCTCTTGGTAAAAATGACTCCAGTCTTCTTGGTCAACCTTCTGCTGGAGAACAAAGGCCCACTGCCCAATCTACTGATTATCCTATTTTCAGTGTTGAAGCGTGGGTTTTACCAGATTGTGGTGGAGTCATAGCAGAAAAAGAAGACGTTTTTAGTTTAAGGGTGGGTACAGTTGACTCTCCCGGTCCTGCGATTTTCAAAATAGGTTTGTCAGATGCTTTTGGGTTCAAACAATTTTTCTCTTTAACTACTGCCAGTAAAGAGTCAACAAAGTGGACAGGTATTATTTTCCCAAGACACAACATAGACAGTGCGCATGGTTCTTACAATACTTTTTCAGAAACAAATGAATCATCCGCTTTATCACGCCATGCCAGAGAATTATTGCATATTGTTGGTGAAGTTAAACCACCGTTCATCACTTTGTATGTAAATGGTCAAGTTATGGCCCAACAAGATATAGCAGAACAAATGTTGGTTGTGAATGAAAATCGTGATTTATTCATAGGTGGTAAGGGTGGTGATTTTCGTGGAGATATAGAGGCATTTCATATCCGTCAAAACTCTCATTCTGGTTTACGGGAGCCCAGTGGTTGCTTTGTGTCACCGGCGTCACTTGGGTTATGGCGATTTGAAGAGCCAGTGGTGGCTGAATCGACTATTTTCAACAGTGGCACTTTTGGTATTGACCCCAGTGGCACTTCGACAGGCATTACTATTACTACAGCACAGGCTCAAAATCTTGTTAAAATCATTACAGGTAAAGACTATGATGCCACAACTAATAGTTCTGTGACATTAACAGATGCCCCCTATTCACAAGGTAATTACAGTGTGGCTGACCGTGCCAGTACACCCGGTACTGATGCCACAATAGCCATTGCTCACACTCCTTACAACATTCTTTTCAATCCTGATTGTATTAATCGGACCACATATGCGCCAAACCGAAAACCCCCAGAGCGTTTGAGATTATTAGCAGTAAATGGCACCACAGGTGTGCTCACAGTTGAGAGTATTCATTTGGACTTTCGTTCAGATAACACAAATGGGAACAAACCTCGACGTGGACTTTTACATGGGCGAACAGCGAATGTGGACGACCACTTCGTATTAGTGTCTGGAGATTTGTTAATTGATGGTGGTACTGGTAAGCCTTACCAACCACCACACTTTGCTTCACAGGCAATAGACCGTGCGGGTCAAATGTGCATTGATGAAAGTGAAAATGAACAACATGGTTTTGTTTATTCTTCCCAAATGGCTACTACTACCGATAGTGATGCTCTAGCAGCAACGGCTGAGATTACTATTGTGGACCAAGGCAATGATACTACAGACATTGACGAATTAGATGGTACAAATGGATTCACTCTAACTGACACCGCTGGTACCGCTAGAGAATATATTTTCGATAAAACTGGCACTAAGGGGGCAACAGGTGCCTCCCACGCTGATGGAATAGTAATACAAGTTAATGGGCTTACTGCAGCATCAGATGTCGCCAGTGAGGTAAAAACTGCCATATTGAGTGCTAATGGACATAATGGGACAATAGAAGCCATACTCAACGAAACCACTTCTTCAGTGACAACACCAATGAATATTGTTAGTTTGACACAAAGTGTAGCCGGTATGGCCGGTAATGTTACTATAGCACCGGGTAGCACCCCTACACCGGATTACATCACATATTCAGGTTTCACTGGTGGTAGAGAAATAAGCAACACAATGGCTGTGGAGTGGGATAGCACACTTCCTACAGAATTCCAAATAGGACATACTGGTCGACATACTCTCAATGCTGTTGATGGTCACCATTATCTTCGTGGTTTCCCAATTGCAGAGCGAGAGACTGTGACACAGTCTATTGACGGCACAGGTGATTTTGTTACTTTAGAATACAGTGAAGCACATGAGGGTTTAACGTCACATGTACCTTTGAATAGTCAAGTTTCAATTTATCATGATGCCTTCCGTGCAGGTGCTCTTGATATTTTTGACCAGAGCACTGCTTATCAAATCAAACATAATGGCTTGACTGCAGATAGTGTTCGTAAACTCATCGCCATTGGTGGCTTAAGTGGCTCGAATAAGTTTGACCCTCGACCGTTTTTGTTACGCTCACCAATGATAGAAAATATGGATAATATTGATGCGACATTACGTACTCAACATTTGAAACCAACAGATGCTCGTGTGGCTATTTTAGAACTCTCCAGTTTGACGGCCCGAGGCCTTTCTCCTTATGTGGAAATACATTACAA